CGGCAGAAAGTCAACTTTGGAGAGTTAGAACTATTTTAAAGTTAATGAATTTAATACCAACTATTGAGAGTGCATTAAACCAATTAGATGAGCCAACACAAACTGCTGCAAAAAACGTTTGGAACTATGGCACAACAATAGAAAGATATAGCCAAACTGTTTTATTTATTCAATCAGTTACGCAAATGACTGATGACCAAGTTGACGAAATATTCCAACAAGCCGAAGCAATACAAATCTAACAATGAGTAAGGAAACATTAGATAGGCTGTTGAACAAATGGATAAGCAGAAAGCTATTAGTTTTTTTTGTAGCTTGTGTAGGTTTATTTTTGACTAAAATAACATCCGGAGACTGGGTAATAATTGCTACTGCTTATATAGGCATTCAAGGATTTACAGATATTGTTGCAAAATTAAAAACATAATTAAATATGATTCCTCAATCCTTTAAAATCTACGCATTGAACACGACATCAATGATTATATCATTCAGTAATATTGAACAGACATTAAAAATAATTCTTTTAACTGTATCTATTGTATATACTATAATACAAACTGTTAAATTATTAAATAAAAAAAATGATAACACAAACTCAACTGATAAATAAATACGGAACACCTAATGCTGAAGGTAAAGGATATATTATACAAATTACTTTGCCTTATCCAATGTATTACGATGGTAAAAAAGTAACTAAAATCAGTTGCCATAAATTAGTTGCTGATAAACTATTGGCAATCTTTAATGATATATTAGAGTTTTATGGTCAAGACGCAATTAGCGATTTGAAAATTGATGATTATGGTGGGTGTTTTAATTATCGTTTAATGAGAGGTGGAACTAAATTAAGCGTACATAGTTGGGGTTGTGCTATTGACTTAAACCCAAGCCGAAACCTATTAAAAGAAACTTCTAAAACAGCTCGATTTGCTCGTATGGAATATAAGCCAATGATTGATATTTTTTACAAACATGGATTTGAAAGTTTAGGAAGAGAGAAGAATTTTGATTGGATGCACTTTCAGGTTGCAAATTAAATATAAAGTATTGTTATTCAATACTTTTTTTGTACGTTTGATAAACCAAACTATAAACTTATGAGCATAAAAGGTAATCAAAACGCCGCTACTTATAAAAAAGATATTGTTTTATCTTTTATCAATCAGTTCCCAAATGCAACAACAATGGCCATTTCTCGATTAATTTATGATAAACATAAATTAGACTTTAGTTCACTTGATACTGTTAGAACAAACGTAAGAAGATACAGAGGCGAAAATGGTAAAAATAGTTCACCTGTTTCAAAAGCCGGTGAACGTACTGAAACCCAAAAAAAACAATCTATGAGCAAAATTATTGATTTACCTGAAAGTGATTATGAAAAGTGCGAAGCTTTTATTATTCCAAAAGGTCAAAACAATATTTTAATTTTAAGCGATATTCATTTCCCTTATCAGGACAATAAAGCTTTAGAATTGGCCATTAATTATGGTTTAGAAAACAAAGTCAATACAATATACTTAAATGGTGATATTGCAGACTTTTATCAATGCAGTCGATTTACAAAAGACAGACGATTAAGGGATATGGCAGGTGAGTTGGAGATGGTTAGGGGGTTTCTTAAAATGATGCAAGATTTATTCAAATGCCCTATTTACTATAAAATCGGAAATCACGAAAAAAGATACGAAGATTATTTAATGATCAAAGCTCCGGAGTTGTTAGGAATTGATGATTTCAAACTTGAACAACTTTTAAGATTTAGAGAGTTCGGTGTTACGTTGGTTAAAGATAAGCAAATGGCAATGGCCGGTAAGCTTCCAATACTTCATGGCCATGAATGGTTTGGGGGATTTGCTCCGCCTGTTAATCCTGCAAGAGGTTTGTTTATGAAGGCTAAAGAGAGTGCAATAGTAGGTCACCACCATAGAACATCAGAGCATACAGAAAAGAGTTTAAGCGGTGAAGTTACTACAACTTGGTCAACAGGATGCCTTTGCGGTTTAGAACCTGAATATGCGCCTTATAACAATTATAACCATGGGTTTGCACACGTTAAAGTTTCCCAAGATGGGAATTATGAATTAAAGAATATTAGAATAATCGATTATAAAATTGTGTAATGGAAAATAAAGTTGAGCCAAATCTTGATTCGCAAATTGAGAAAGTAGCTAATAAAATACTTCGACAATATTTAAGAGGTCAAAATTGCGAAAAAACAAATGCTATTTATAGAGAATTATTAAAACAAAAAAATGGCTGATATAAGTAAGTGTTTAGACAGTTTATGTCCAAGTAAAGATTACTGCCATAGGTTTACTGCTCCAGATGGAATATTTCAAAGTTATGGAGGATTTAATAGAGAAGAGGACGCAGATAATTGCGATATGTTTTGGCCTAATGGTATATGTAAATATTGCGGTTTAAAAAATGATAATCACAAAATAAGTTGTCCAACTTGTAAAGTACAATGTAACTTATAAGTTACTAATCGTTTAAAGATAGACCTTAAATTTTAAGGTTTTAATTGACATAAAAAGTAAAAATGAAAGACTCAATAGTAGAATCGATAATAAACCAATTTAAAGAGCGGTCAGAGGTTGGAATTAAAAAATACAATACAACACTAGACCGAGAGGATTTAACTTGTTTAGAATGGATTAATCACGCTCAACAAGAGGCTATGGATTTTATCTTATATCTGGAGAAATTAAAACAATACGATATATGAAAATAACAATTGAAACAAACGGAGAAGTAATTACAATGGATTTGCACAATGATAATACAATTTGGGAACTTATCCCTAAATTAAAAATTATGCTTATGTTTTGCGGATATAGCGAAGATTTAATTAACCAAATAATAGAGGATAACGAATGACAACAACTGAAAATAACAACGAAAACAACATAATACTAATAGCTATAATATTGGCTTTTATAACTGCAATAGTTTTAACTTCTTGTGGATCACGAAAAGTAGCAAAGTCAGAAACTAAAGAACAAGAGCAAAAAACTGAAAAAATTACTCTCGAAACTGAAACGAGAGTAACTGACAACACTAAAATAGTTGATACTTCAACAACTGATGAATTTGAGATTTGTCCGGTATCTGATTCATTACCTATGGTTGTAAATGGAATAACGTACAAAAACGCTAAAATTATACGTAAAAAAAGTAAAAACAATATAACTATCCAAAAAGATGTAAAAGTCCAACACAAAGCACAAAAAGAGGGTTTAGTGATGGTTAAAAGAAACAAAATAATAGAAGTAAAACAAACAGAGCGAAAAGAGTCTTATTGGTGGTTACTTTGGTTTTTGCTTTTAATACCGATTTATTTTGCTTATAAGAAATATAAAAATTATATTTGAAGCTTCATAATAGTTTTGGTTTAAGTTGATAACCCCTTCACATAAAACGGAAGGGGTTTTTTTTACAATTCATCCAGCATCATTTCGTCAGCAGTAGCATCAATTTTCAATATCTTTTTATTTTTAATAATTGATATTAAGTACTTATAGCAGTTATGCTTTGCCTTATCATGTTGTGCTGTGCCTTTTCGATAAAGTTTATAATCTGCATAATGACAAATTAAATTTTTATAATCATTGATCAATTGGTCGTGAGCGAGAAAATGCTCTTTTGATAATAGGTAGTTCATAATAGTTCAAAATTAAGTTTGCTTTCGTAAATTGTATATACTTCTTCATTCTCAAAATCAAAGTGTAAATTTTTTTGAGATAGCTGTTCTAAAAAAGCCTGTATAATAAATAATTGATAAAAGCTATATCCTTTTTTTTCGTTTGCATTTCCATAAATTAATTTAGGCCTTAACTCATTGGAGTCAATTATCCTGTTTATAAATCCATAATCGACATCGCAAAAGTCTGCTATATTTCTAACTGTGTAAATCATATTTTTATAATAAATAAGGTTCTATTTTTTCAAAAGGAAATGTTTCGTATTTTTCTTCATCAAGCCAAAAAATCGTCGTTAAATATCCGTAGTCTGTTAATTCGATACCGGATAATCTAAAAGGTCTTTTATTTTTACTCATGTAAAATTTAAATGGAAAACTCCAGTTTTTTTCTTGAATTATTTTTTTTTGCTGTTTTTCAAATGGATTATTAATTTGTATCATTTTTTTTTGTTTTAGTGTAAACAAGTGTAAACCAAGTTTACAGTATTAATATTGTCTTAACCCTTTATTTTATTGACTTTTTAAACAAGTGTAAACTGTAAACTGTAAACCTGCATAAAAATATTTATTTTTTTATTTTTTTTAATTTATTTTTTTTGTTTTTTAGGGGTTTACAGTTTACACTCACTATAAAAACCTTGTGAGTACCAATAAAATCAATACTTTACAACTGTAAACATAGTGTAAACTACTGTAAACCTAAAGTTTACACTAAAATTCCCACTTTTTTAAATATTTGTAAATAGTTTGACGAGAAATGCCTAATAATTCAGCGATCTTTGTACGGTTAAAATCAGGATTTTCTTCATAACATTTTTTAACAAAACTTTCATTATCAGTAGCAGTTG